TATCTTCTACCTTCAGCTAAAGTAGCATCAGTGTCTGGCCCACTTACGTTTTCTACTGTGTTATCATTGTCAGAGTTAGCTTTAAATGTTTTCCAAGTTTCTGAATCTTCTAACGTAAGTAGCTTATTATCATCACCAAAAACATAATTGTAATTACCATCTTGTAGTATTGCTATAGGATTACTAGTTTTCCTCACTGGATATATTATTCTCTCTACACCTGCGTTGTCTTTCCAGGAAAACTGAACATAATTAACATAATCATGAGGTAGCTTCATTTTCAAAGAAGGTGGTAGTTCTATTTCTTGAGACTTTTCAGATTTTAAAGTATCATAACTAAATTCTTGCATTGCTCTTTGAGCATGGAAGTTTATATCAGGTATTTTAACTTTAGATATTATCTTACCTTCGCCAACGTACGCAACTCTAAAGTTATTTGTTATATCTTGCAAAGTTATATATTGGTAATTACCAAGCTGATCATCTACGTTTATTTCTCTTACTAATATTAAAGCTCCACTCGCGGGCGCTGATGAAAATGTTAGTGTTCCTGAGTTATATACATAATCTCCATTGTCTATTTCTGTGCCATCAACGAAAACGTCTATATCAGACTCTAATAATGGCGCAGGACTAAAACCTAAAACAAAAGCTGTAGTTGATCCATTGCCTGTAAATGTCTTACTATTGTCGTAGTATTGTTGTTGTGTTCCCTTAAATAATGCCATTTCTTATTGTTTTTCTTGTTGAATACTTTTAGCGTCTTCTGTAGCAGCTATTTGATACAGTTGTGGATCTCGTATTACTACACCAGCAAGCGATAATATTTTTAAAACTAATTCAGTTTCTTCTGAAGCATGAAGCTCAAAGTTTGTTGATGTTGCTGGATTGTATAGTGCTTCTCCGTTAATTATATTGTATCCCCAGTATACATCTACAGGTTTTTTTATATAATTAATATTTGTGCCGTCAACTGCAACTCCGTGCATTACTATAGAATTATTATCTATAGTATACATAGGTCTAGTTTTAGCTGGAGCAGTTAATGGCGAACTTAGATATTGCCTTAACTCACTGTGACTCATGTGTTGTGCTTCTATTATTTGAGTAGCACCATTTATAGAAACTCTAGCAAAAACAGCTCCAAGTCTGTAAACTTGAAGTATGTCTAAGTTAGCGTTTGTTGCAGGTGCGTTAAATATAGAAAACTTTTCTATTTTTTCTTCGAGCATATCGACAGGATCAGCATGAATTGTATCATTGCCTGGTAATCTTAAAAACTGATTAAGATCATAAAAATACTGCTCGAATATATCTAACTGAGCTTGATTAGCAAGCGTATTAAATTCTTGCGGAGTTATATAGCCTCTTTGCTCTTTGTTGGCTATAGCTAAAACTCTTAGATAAACTGTATTTATATTTACTGCCATAATTTCTTTTTATATAGTTTGTGGCCACCTACACAGATGACCACATCCTATAAGTGACTATTAATTTAGTTTCTTTTCAATAGCATTGAATACTTCAACACCTTCGTCTGTCTTAAACCATGCGGCTAATGCAGAATAGGGTTGTTCTTCAAATGGTACGGTAAATAATTTTCTACCGTTACTAGCCCACTTAAACACTCTGTTGTTGTCAGCTAGTTTTATAATGTTTGCCTCAACGGCTTTGACTCCAATGTTTCTCAGTTGAACATTGTCATCTTCTGCTAATTCTATGAAGGCTTGAGGATTGTTTCTAGCATACACTAGTAGATCTCTTTTAATCTCCTTAGAACTCATCTTAGATACTTTAGAGCCTTGCTCTACTCTAAGTATAGCTTCTGCTGCATCTATATCTAAACTTTGCGCTAAGTTTAACGCCTCTATCTCTAACTCTATCCAATCTACTTGGTTATCAGCTATAACTTGAGGTTCAAACTCTGAGTACGTTATATTACGCTTTGGGTGATATAATGAAAGCATTAATTGCAATGCTTGATTTTCTTTAGGCACGTTAAGTTGTCCATTTCTAAACACAATATGGCCTAAAGTGGCTTGCCCTCTCTGTTCGTCTACTATAGGCGAGTTTTGATTCGTAGCGTATCTTAGTTCTCTTTGTACTCCAGTTTCTTCGTCGAACCATAGCATAGGTTTTCTTCTACTATGTTTAGATGATATTACTAAAGCCACAGGTGCAGCTTCGTTGTTGAGTACGTAAACTCGATCTTTGATTTCCCAATTTTTGGGCTTTGTTATTTTCATGATATAATATAATTTAAAAAATTTAAAAGGTAAATATTACCCCCGTTATTTAAACGAGGGTAATTATTTACATTAATTGCTGTTTATGCTTTAAGCAATACGAAGTTATTCGCTGCTTGTACACATAGACATCTTTCTGACAAGAAGTTTACTACCATTTCGTCTGCATCAGATGTATAGTTTCCACCTACAGATCCAGTGATCCAAGATTTCATTTTTCTGTCATCAGCTTCAGAAGCTCGGTAACGCACGTGTAAGAAAGGTCTAGATATGTTTTTACCTAAAGACTGATCGTAAACGGTAGAAGTACCAGCAGGTACCATCAAACCTTCGATGTCTCCGATTAATCCTCTAGTAGTAGAATCATTTAAGTATTTCCAGTCAGACTTGTAGAAGTCATAAGAACCTCGTCTGAATCCAGAGAAACCTAAATTTAAAGCCATATCTTCAGAGTTGTTGAATACTCCATAAGAAGTACCACCAACTTGGTATGCGTTTTGAGAAGCTAACATTTTGTCAATTTCTAGAGTTGTAGCTCTGTCTAAGAACATCATGTTTTCTTCAATAGCACCTTGTTTGTCTAACTCTTGTAGTATAGTATCAAAAGTGTCAAGGCCTGTGTGGCTGAACTGTACACCTGTAGCATCTGAAGCTCCAGTTCTATATGTATCAAAATCAGTACCGCTATAAACAACACCTCTTGATTCTACGGCAGCAAATAAACCTTCAGTTCCTTGAACATTTAAGAAATTAGTTCCCATTGTTTGAGCAGCTTTTTCGCCTTCAACCATCATCATTTCGATTTGGTCTTCAAAACGTAAACGAGCTTCGTGCTCAGACTTTAAGTACCATAGGTAGCCAGAGGCACCATTCTCAGTAGTTACTTCAACCCAACCGATTTGAGCAGTGTCAGAACCATTAACTTGGTATCTGTCACGCATGATAACTGGTCGATTTGAGAACTGTTGAAAAGAAGCATCTATAGAACCAGTGATCCCAGAAGATCCTTTAGTATACTCAGTACCGTATACGAAAAGCTTAATGTCTTCGCCACCAACGAAAGCAGCGCTACCAGAAGTAGCTAGCGTAGCTTGAGTGTAAGGCTTTACAGTTATACCTGTGTTTGTAACTGCTGTAACAAGACATTTAAGTACTTTTGTGCTACCAGCGTTAGACACGATAATTGTGTCATGAATTTTAACTAAGTGGCTAGCTGGAAGAGTAATAGTATTACCAGACGCGCTGTTAACTTGAACTGTATCAGCTCCAGATTCAGCAGCATCATACGCTACGTGTAGTCTTCCTTGCTCTGACCAAATAACTTGATCTGAAGCCAAAGGCATCTCAGCTCCAACCATTCTTAAGAATCCGTTGATTGTACGTTTTCCGTATCTTTCAACTTCTTTCTCATAGATTTCTGGTAAGAATTGAGCTGCAAATGAGTTAGTGTCTCCTGCTCCGCTACCTCCGTTGAAAGACAAATAATTGTCTCCAAAAAGGTCTTTAGTAGGTCTTGGGGTTACGTGTTTTAAAACAGCACCCGTTTGTGAAATTGCCATAATTTTGTTTTTTTATTTTTTAATGTTTAAGTAATTCTGTTTGTTGATCTGTTTTGACCAATCTTAATTTTAAAATCAGAAGATGACTCTCCAGACGGCACAGCTCTAACTTTCATACCACCAGGAATGTTTTCGTTTGCTAAAGTACCTCTAGGTGACATGTCGACATTTTTTGCCTTAGACATACTTTCTTTTAAAGCATCCGCTTTTCCTTGCTGGTAGAAATGATTAGCTACTACATCAGGGTTCATTGCAGTAAATAAAGACTTGTGATAACCTTTAGCATCTTCAATTTTACTAGTTTCCTTGTTAAGGAACTTGTTTACAAAATTTCCAATGTCCATTTGGTTTTCTTTAACACTGTCTGTATCTTTAACATTCAATCTAAATCTCTTGTCTCCTATGCTGTATTCAAAACCTTTGAATCCATCAGAGAAAACTTCATTAGTCTTACGTTTAAAAAACTTAGCGTTGTCTTCAGCTACTGTCTGATTTTTGTTGTAACGGTTGAAGAAATCCATAGCTTTTTGTTGTTCCGGGTTCAACCTAGAGCCAGCTTTGATTTCATCGTAATATTTAGACTTTAACCCGTCTAGGTGGTTTTTAGCATTTGCAACTTGCTCTTTTAATGCCAATTTCTTTCTTTTTATATCTCGCTCTTCATCGAGTTCTTCATCGTAGGAATAAAGGTCTTCCATTACAAAAGATCTTTCTTCGTCAGTTAGGTGAGGTTTAGTTTGTTTAAAGTACTCGTTCAATAAATCATTATCACTCATTTTTGAGTAATCTTTATTTAATTCAACATAATCTTCTAAAGTTCCTCCAGTTTCGTCCATAAAGTCAACCACCTTCTGAATGTTTTCAGGAAGTTTAGTACCTTCTTCTTCAGCTTTTTCTATAGCTTCTTCTATGTCCTCTTCTAGTTTTTCAACAACCTCTTCTTCTGTTACTTCCTCTAAGGCTATCATATCCTCTACAGGTTCTTCAGCCACAGGTTCTTCAGTAATCTCTTCTGTAGGTTCTTCTGCAGTAGTAGATGGTATCTCTACTTTCACAACGTCATCATTCGCTTCTTTGTCAACATTTTCGTTTTGCCTTAGATCTACCTTAATAGTACCGTCTTCAAGAACTTCGTTTTTAACTTTAGGTTCTTCTGCTTGAGGAGTTTCTTCAACAACCTCTTCTTGTTTTACGTCAACGATCTCTTCGACCGCTTCGACTTTCTTTTTTTTAGCCATAATAAAATATTATAAAATTGTATAGTTTTGTATTATCTTGGATCAAAAGCATTTAATCCAAAACCGCCACCCATTATATCATTACCCGATGACTCGAAGTTTTTAGGTGGACTTTCTTTTTTTCTTTGATCTATTAATTCAGACTGTTGTGAAGCTTGAATTTTAGTTCTTTCATCTTTACGATCTTCTTTCTGTGATTCTCGTTCTTTTAATATTTCAGTCTCCATTTGCTTAATTTGCATGTTTAACTGAAACTCGTGATTCATTAGCTCTTTCTTAAGCATGGCTTCTTGCTGCATTTTTTGCATCTCCATTTGCATCATGCTTTGCTCTACTTGTATCTTGCCTTGAGATAACGCTTGATTTTTCTGAACTTCAGCTTGAGCAGCTACTTGCTGCGCTTGTGCGTTTGCTTGTGCTTGAGCTTGGATGTTCTGCTGCTGCATAAGTTGGTCTTGCTGAGCTTTCTTTTTTCTTCGTATTTTTAATACTTGATTAGCAAGCTTTATGTTTTTAATTTCTCTAACATCTATAGCATCTTCTAGCTCTATACCATTTTTAGACAATGCTATTTGAATATTGTTCTCAAGCATCTGTTTCTGCTCATCATCTGGCGTTAATTCTATGAATATACCAAAGTCATATAAATGTAAACTACCCATCTCAGCTAATGTAGCTACGTTGTGACCACCTATTTTCTGTATAAAAGCATCTCTTGTTGGTGAGTACTCTATTATATCAGATATCCTTAGAGATACACACTCCGCAAGTTCAGCTGTTAAAAATAAACCACTTTGTAGTATATGTCTAGTGGCAGTGTTTGAGTTTGCTGCCGCCATTTTTTGTATACCTACTAAAGCGTTTTTATCAGGTGTACTACCATCACGCGCCTCGTTCAATCCGGTGACATCTCTGATCATTTGAAGGTAGTAGTTGTATGTTTGTATCAGTGAAGCTAATTTAGCTCCTCCTGAGCCGCTCTGTATCTCCTGAATAGGTACTTTACCTGGATTCATGTCTCCATCAGCAGTCATTGATCTACCAATTATACTACCTGTTTGGAAGAACATGTTTAAAGCTTCTTGTGGATTATAGTTTGTTCCATTACCTAAATCTATTTCAGCTAAGCCATCAGCATCTAAGTATATACCATCAGGTATCATGCGCGACATTACTTGTTGCAACTTTAAATGCGTAAGTTGTATCATGTCAGCAAAACTAGTTGTTCTACTTACTAAAGATTCAATTTTACCTTTATACATTCTAGGAGCTACAACTGAGTAGTTCATTTTGACCTTAGTGTAGTCACTCTTAGGTCTCATCATATTTTTAGCTAACTCCCACTTTAATAGCTGACTAGTACCTAAAACTAAAGCTCCTTCGTATAAAACCTCTATTTGCTTAGACATTTTACCAAACCTTTCCTCCAGTACTTCGTTAGGTGGATTAAATTGATCGTCTTTAACTATCACCTTGCTAGCTCCGGTAGCGGTTTCTTTTACTTTATATACTTCGTTTGCGTAAGTCTTAAAATTAAAATATAATACTTGAACTTGATTTCTATCTAAGTTAGTTGACTCAGCTAAGCTTCTATTATAAAAACCAGTAGACTGATAACCTTGCTTACCTATTTTCTCTAGATCCTCGTTAGTTAGATCTGGAAACTCTTTTTTAAGCTCGTTTATTGGTACTGTTTTTATTTCACCTATATAGTATATATCGTCAAAATAAGGAGACTCAGTGTATGAGTAAACTATATTTGCTGGATCAACGTATTCTACTTTTACTCCTTCAGATTTTGTAAATGTGTTTTTTATAGCCCCAATTCCTATAACTGTTAAATCATAATTAACTCTCTTCTTTATCAGCTCATACCTATTGCCTTCTAATATAGTGTTGATAGCTTGTTCTTCAGCTATCTCTACGGCTTGCTTGTAATTTAGCTGCATATGCAACTGTAGTTCTTCTTCGCTGTCAGGAAGCTGCTCAGGAGGTGTACTAGCTATAGTAACACCAAAAGCTTCTTGAGCAAACTCGTTAAGATC